GGAACATCAACGAGGAGATGATCCATTAGATGGTTTTTCAATTATTAATGAAAAGCTTGTAGAACGATATAAAGTTACAAAGTATATTGCATCTGGTTTTGAAATTATTAAATCATACAGAATTCCAGGTCAGCATATACCCATTGTCCCAATGTATGGTGAACGTTCGTATGTAGATGGCAAAGAGCATTATGAAGGTATTACAAATTTAGCAAAAGATCCTCAGCGTCTTAGAAACTTTGTAATGTCGTACATTGCAGATATTACTTCTACATCGCCTCGATCTAAGCCAATTTTCTGGCCTGAACAACTTCAGGGTTGGATGCATATGTATCAAACATCAGGAATTGATCAACAATATCCTGTATATTTTGTAAATAGAAAAACAAAAACAGGAGAAGAACTTCCTCCAGGTCCTATTGCTACGTTGCCTGAACAACCTATTCCAGAAGCTCTTCCAATGTTAGCAGAAATAACTGCAACAGCAGTAGAAGACGTTGCTAATCCCGGTCTTCCACAAAATATTGCTGACCCAGATACATCAGGAAAAGCAGTTCAATTACTTCAAGCTAGATTAGACATGCAATCTCATATTTATCAAATACATTTTAAGCATGCTAAACGTAGAGATGGCGAAATTTTTGCTTCTATTGTATCTGAGATATACGACACAAATCGAACAGTAATGTTAACTCGACCTGACGGCACTAAGTATGAAGATGAAGTAATGAAAACAATATTTACTTCAGATGCTGAAATGAAAACAGAAGGTAATTTATTTAATTCTGAATTTGAAGTATTCGGACGAATTGGACCTAAATATAGTAGTCAACAAGAAGAAAAATTAGAACGATTAGAAAGACTATATCAGACTACACCTGATTCTAGTCCAATGAAAGAAATTTTACTTCTATGTATTACACTTGAAAGCGGAAGTGAAACTGACCCAATACGAGATTATGCAAGAAAACAACTTATTCTTAAAGAAATTATACCTCCTGAAACTCCTGAGGAGCAGCAAATGCTTGCTCAGTTTAAGCAAACTCCTCAGCAGCCTTCTCCTGAAATGGTACTTGCTCAGGCAGAACAGGCTAAAGCAGACGCTGCAAGAGAAAAGAATCAAATTGAAATATTACGAATACAGGCAGAAATGGGGAATGAAGCAGCTAAGAGACGAATTGATATGTTTGAAGCACAAACAGATAGAATCGGTACCCAAATCCAAGCCCGGCAAGCAGGGGTGACGATTGACTTCGCGAGACTCGACGCGGCAGATAAACGAGTGGGTATCGCTCTTAAAATGAAACAATTGCGCGAGCCTAGTTCATCTGAACAGGCTGCGAATGCGACGGGGGCGAGCCGGTAAAGCGCAACGAACGTGCCGTTTGCACGGAAAATCCGACCTGTAAGGAGAAAACAGAGATGGGACTGACACTAGATGAGCTTAAAGCTCAGAACGCTAAAAAGGCAGAGGACGCTGCCGCTGCGGATGCAGCTGCACAAGACATTCTTAATGATGAAGAGGATGACGCGACCCAAGACGCGGATATCTTGGAGGATGATAAGGATGTCGATGACGAATTTAAAGAAGATGAATCTGATGACAAAGATGATGCAGATGAAAATGACGATGTAGAGTCATTATTATCTAGTATTTCTGAAGATGATGACGAGAAATCTGTACCAGTTTCTTCTCATATTCAAATGAGACAGAAATTAAAAGGACGAATTCGTGAAGGCCACAAGACTATAGAGGACCTCCAAGCAGAGAACGCTGCGTTGCTAGAGGCTGCTGCTCAGGCTGGAGTACAACTACCTCCTCGGCCCAAAAAAGAAGATTTTCCTCTTGATGATGAAGCGTATGAAATTGCAGTTGAAGGATGGAGAGACACTGTAGCAGAAGCAAAGGCATACGCTAGGCGACAGTTTGAAGCTCAACAGAAAGCACGAGCTATAGAAGAAGAACGAAAAGCACTTGCATTGACTGAACATTACAATAGAGCTGAAAAACTTACTGAACGATCTAAAGGAGAAATATCTTCTGATTCGTATGTTGCAGCAGAAACTGTAGTTCGAACGGCTCTTTCTGAAGGCGCTCCTGAAGGCGCAGGAGACTTTGTCACAGATAAATTAATTGAAGTCTTAGGCACAGGTTCTGAGTTAGTTATGTATTATTTAGGTAAAAAACCCGCGCAATTAGCAAAACTTCGTCAATTACTGACGGAAGATCCGAGCGGGCTGTCTGCCGCCGCATTCGTAGGCGCACAAAAGACAAAATTATTAACAACTAAACGATCACGGTCAACGGCCCCGCCTCCTGCTGATGATGCAAAAGGCGATGCGTCTGTTAATCAAGCAGAAGCAACTCTTAGACGCAAGTATAATAAGCTCAGGAAGAGTGGCCAATCTCAAGACGCATATAATGTTAAAAAAGAAGCAAGAGGACTAGGGTACAGCGTTGATGAGTGGTAGAGAGGTAATTTAACAAATGGCTGATACAGGTAAAATTGCAGAAGTTATGTTTGAGTCTGCTCTTGAAACATATAAAGATCAGCAGCAAATGGTTGATTTGGTGTATTTTCATGAGCCTGAACCCGGCAAACTTCAAAATTCCGGAAATGTAATATGGTATCCTGTTGAACAAAATGCACCCATTATTTCTGGATGGGATGTGACCGGTAACGAACAGGACATCATTGAAGAAACGTATCCTGCAATCTTGGGTACTCCTTCAAATGACTTTGTACGTCAACGAGCAGACGATCTTCGTGATATGCGTTTTTGGAAACGTCGAGGAGAACGTTCAGGAAAACGTCAGGTTACAGAACTTAATCGTCTCATTGCAGCAGCTATTGCTACTCAAGGTTCACTGCATGTACGAACTAATGTAACAAGTGGTTACGCTGCTATTTCACTTGCTCAAGCACTTATGAATGAACGAGAACTCCCAGATAACGAACGTCATTTTATGTTTAATGATCGAGACGTTCAAGCGTACTCTACTGATCTTGCAGGTCGACAGACTCTTCAAGGTCGGCCTGAAGAAACGTGGCGTACGGGACAAATCGGGCAAAATGTTGCTGGTTTTGATGTCCATGTGGGTTCATTCATGCCTAACATAACAGGTGGAGCAGACCCAGCAGTTACTGTTACAGGAAATCATAGCTTTGCTCCCGAGGCAGGTTCTGTAAATACAACTACAGGGCAAGTTACTAATGTTGACTATAGAGTTGCTAGTATTGTTGTAAACGACTCTAGTCTCGTAAGTGTTGGAGATAAAGTTACTTTTGAAAACTCAGGTACTGCAGTACAATCTCTTGCTCTTGGTACTCAACTCGCTACGGGACAGCCGATGCAGTTCACAATCATCGGTAAGTCAGATTCTACGCATATTGAAGTATACCCAAAACCTATTGCAGCTGATGATACTTCGTTAACGTTAACGGAAGCTGCATACGCAAATATCGATACTCAAATTCTGGACTCAGCTACGTTAACTCGTCTAAACACAGACGCTTCTGTAAAATCTAATCTATTCTGGGATAGAGATGCTATTGAAGTTTTGGGCGGTGATATTCCTGCTGAACTATTTACACAGTATGATGGTATGAATGTTATTTCAGATACTATGCCAAATGGTCTTAAGATGTACATGGTATTTGACGGAGATATTTCTACAATGACATTCAGATATCGTCTGTTTACTTGGTGGGGCATCACAGTATGCAATCCGCAAAATTGCGGTGTTCTTACTAAATACTAATTAACTATGTGAGCCTTCGGGCTCACACAGTTCTACAAGGAGAAACTAATGGGAGATAAACCGACTACACTTCAATTTTTGCATCGAGAACTGTTGGGTTCGTATCCGGAAGACATTTCAAATGCAATAGCTGCTGATGTTCTTGTGATTCCGGTAACTAAACCACTAGTGTTAAAGACAACGGGCGCAGACGCAGAAGCTCTTACACTGGCAAATGGACATCCGGGTCAAGTTCTTGTAATCAATCTTGTAACTGATGGCGGCGGGGACGGAACTTTGACTCCTGCAACAGCTACAGGATGGGTAACTGCAGTCCTTGCAGACGCCGGCGATTCATTGACTCTTATGTATGTTAATGATACTCTCGGATGGATAGTTTTGGGAGCTACAGGAGTTTCCGGTCCGCCTGCAATAGCAATTACGTAATGGAGGGCTTTAATGTCAAAACGTTGTACAACATTAGAAATTACTGATGAGCAAGTTTCTGCTGATCAAGCAACTCTTGCTGCTGCAGTTACTTTAGTAAATGATATTCGATCTAAGCTCAAAGGCGATTATCTTATTACTAAAGCTGGACTTGCAATTGGTACTACTAAACCTAACGTAGCAACAGCCGCATTAGACTACATTATTAATGGCGTTCAGTATTCAAAAGCAGCTGTTACTGCAGGTACTGCCCTGTCCGGAGACAACATCCCACAATCAACTTATGGCGCATGGGCGCTAGAAATTAATGCAGCAGGCACAATTTCAATAGTAGAAGCAGCTGCGAATGCTACTGGATACGCATCTGCTGCTCTTGCTATTGCGGGTCTTCCTGCAACATCCGCTGATAAGGCACGACTAGGTTGGGTAACTGCTACTAAATCAGACGCAGTTTTTGACCCAGGAACTACTAACTTAGATGATGCGTCTACAACAGACACATATACAGATGCAGAAACTGCATTTGAGGCAATAGGTGCCGCAGTATCATAAC